CATTTCCTTAATTTGGTCTTCTTGTTCGTCAAGCTTGTCAATCATAGCCATATACTTATCTAAGTCTATTTCTACTTCATTTCTGCTGTTATCTTGATTCTCAGCCATTATCCATTTCTCCTGTTTTCCGCTTTTATGCGTTCGTTCTCTTCTGTTATATGTTCCTGCAAAAGAGCTATGTATATCTCCCTTTCCCACGGTACCATATCATTTAGTTCTGTTAAACTATATTTATGATGTTGCATCATTGCAAAATTAGTCTTATAATGGTTTACAAGACTATCGTGCGAAAGGCCTATGTAAAAAAACTTTGCAGACCTCTTAGTTCCTGCTCGTTATCTTTGCCACAACTACATTTATAAGTCAAGTTGTAGTTAACTGCTGGCATAGTATTAAAAAAGTCTGTCATTTTCATAAATTGTACAGAACTTAATGAATCAACAAACTTTGTAAGTGATGCTTTAGATTCATCTTTAGAATCATATACATCATCTTTATCAAAGATTGTATTTATGCATGCCATAATCATTCCCATAGCGCTATCAACGCCTTCTTCAGCTTCAGAAAAACGATTTACGTCTTTTACTGAAGGGTATTTCATTACGACACCAACTTCATCAGTTATCATTATAGTAGTTTCATCTTTTGAAACCACCGGTAAATTTATTTCATCAAAATCGACTGTTACATCGGTTCTCATGTCACATGTTTCATCATTACATTTCATAGATAAATCAATCTTTTCACCAACTGATTTAGCTCGTAATGCTAAAAATAAAGTTTCAATGTCAAACATTGCTAAATTTTCAACATCATCAATATCATCTACACAAGATTTAATAACATCTATTGTTGACTGCATTATAACCTTTTGGTCATTCGTCTCCATAGCCATCATTAATATCTTTTCTTCTTTCACTAAGTACGGTCTATACGTCACTGTTTGACCAGTTGACGGTATTTCAATACTATACCTAGCTGTATTTAGCTCTGGTAAAGCCATAATAATTCTCCTATTATATTATCCAAATATAGATAACGCACTTCTTATTGCGCTACCTGTACTACTTAACGCACCTTGTGGTACGTATTTATCATAAGCAAAACTCACATTCAATTTTTGAATCTGGCTAGTACTTTCGTTAGAAAGCGCTACTTCACTCATCGTCACAGGGAATGCTCCCTCCAATTTCACGCCATATATTGGCACGTCTTGTTCATCTAACTGTTGTATTATTACATCAGTAACTATATCTTCTTTATAAGCGACACAGTATTTATCTGTATCTACTATACTATTTATCCACTTATCAAAGATAGTTTTCATATAATAATCATTTGTAAGTAAAAAACTTATTGCAACATCATCGTGTATTGTACCATACGGTATTTTTTTAGACTGTCTTACAGTTTGATGGTCAAAAGTACTTATTTGTTTTCCTGGTATTACTACCGAATCACAAAGTAATGATATATCTCTTGGGTCATTAATTAAATTCTTTGCATTAAAATTACCAGCTATAGCTGATGAGATAGCTCCTTGCAAATCAAAATTAAATAATGAACCACTTGGTGGTGTAAACATTACATTGAATCTATTAGCTTTTGCTAATCCACCCTTTTTACCTATTGTTGATTTTAATCTATCTATGCTCATGGTTGTCTCGCTATTTTAAGGCTCTCATTCCAAACACTTCCTTTACTTTTCTTCTTAAATTGTTCTACTGGTAAGAATATAGCAATCTCCCAATCAGTCATTGGGACTCTTGCAAACTGTGATTTAACATGTGCTCCTAAATAATGTTTAAAGCACGGTTTAAATTCTTTAAATTTTTGTACACCTGATAATAAATTGTATCTTATCTTTGTAAGACGAGTACTTTCAGTTGATTTTTCTGGTCCTAATGCCATTAGCTCATCTAAAAATTTAGCTCTTGTATTATAATTTAAATAATGTAGATTCAATCCATAGAATCCACCAGGCGCAGCATCTACCATTATTGTTAATGGAAACCTATCGTAATATGGTAACGTTTCTTTATGCTTAGGGTCATAAAAATACATATACATACTTCCACGAAGGTTAGTAGTTGTTCTATCTAAAGCTGAATCTCCTAAAACTTTTTGTCTTGATACAGATAACCCTTGCACTTCTTTTTTAAACCAATCACGTGATTGTTTTGTACGAGCTTGTACTCCAGCTCTGAATGCATTTGCTTGTAAGGTATCAAATAAACTTGCCATATATCTATTTATACAGATTTATAGTATCTTTATCCCTAGATTTTTTAAAGTTTCTTCTGTCCATACTTGGAACTTCCAACCTTTATATTCAGCAAACTGAGTAGCTGCTTCCCACTTATCTTGATTCTTACTGTATGTAATCATCTCATTAATATATTTTTTAGTCTTACGACTACGTTTTTTAGGTGGAGTTGTTTGATTCTTTGGTTTAATTTCTATTAAATAAGTTTTTTTATCTTCCATTTGTATTAAAAGGTCAACAAAATAACGATGTAATTTTTTATCTACTGTACATTTATAAGGTACAACTACCTCTTCTGAATTCCACATCTTTACTTTTGGATTGTTTTCACACCATTTAAATGCTTGTCTTTCCCACAAAGAACGGTATACAACTTTATTTGCATCTCCCGCATATTTTTCTGGTCGCTTTATTGTGTATCTGCCTCTATAACTCATATAAATAACTCTATAGTATTAATTAATATAAGTATTTATATAGGAGAAAAGCATGAGTTCATTTGCCGAATGGAAAGCAGAAAGAGCAGCTAAAAGACAAGCAAGACAAGCCGAAAGAGAAGCAAAGCGAGCAGCTCAACAAGAAGAGCAAGGTATTATTGATTCAATATCAGAATCTATAGAAAATATAAGTGATGCTACAGTACAAGAAAGAGTTGGCCTATCAAAAAGCCTGAGTTATCATTTTCCAAGCGATTTAGGAGATGGAGCTAATGAGGGATATCCTCTTATAAGATTTGGCATTGGACAAACAAATGGTACAAAAAATGTATCAATTGTATTACATCAACCACCAGGTATTTCAGTATCTGATGGAGCAAACTATACATCATTTGATGCTGGTACTTTAAAAAGTCTTGCAGGTATAGCTCTGGGATTAAAGAGTGGAGGAACTAGTTCAGTTACTGACGCAGATATGTATGCTACAGCTATTCTTGCAAAAGATAATCTAGCTAATATTGCAGGCGGAAGAATTGATAAAATAACAAGTGCTGCAGCATTAAAAGCTGGTATTGCGACAAATCCGTATACAAGAACAGGATACGAAAGTACAAATGTAAGAGGATACTCTTTTGCTTTTAAATTAGTTGCAAGTAATGTAGAAGAGTCTGATATGGCTGTTGCTATTGAAAGAACTTTTAGAAAATTTTTATATCCAAAGAGAGCCGGTTCAATTGCTTTAGTATATCCACCATTGTTTAATATACAATTTTTAGTTATGGGAGAAGAAAATCCATATATGCCTAAAATAAAACCTTGTTATTTAACATCACTAGAAACTTCAATTAATGAAACTTCAGTAGCAATGCATGAAGATAGTGGAGCTCCGGTAGAAGTTGATTTAGCTCTTACATTTCAAGAAGAAAGAGTTCTTGTACGTCAAGATTTATATGAAAATGATGATACTATCGATGAAAGAAAAGAAGGATTTTATAATCCTCCTGCAGGCCAAGGCAGTGTAGTTAACAATTAGGAGTTGAATATATGAGTTTTTTTAAACATTTTCCAAAAGTAAAGTATGATTTTAATCGTACCGGAGTTCAACAAAATATGGTTGATTTATTTAGAAGTGTAAGACCATTACCTACTTTTATAGATAATTTTTCCGGATATAAATTTTATGAAATAAAAAATGGCGAAAGGCCAGATATAGTATCTGGTAGATTATATGATTCACCACATTTTTATTGGACATTCTTTTTAATAAATGACCATTTACATGATGGATACAGAGCTTGGCCTATGAGTCAAGAAGCTTTACAAGAGTATATGGCTAAATCATATAATGGATTTGCGATAGAAACTAATCCACAAGTACTTAATAACCATGAAAATAGTTTATCTGGTAGATTTAAAATGGGTGAAACAGTTACTGGTTCAGTAAGTAGCGCATCA